GCATGGGCCTGATGGACGACGGTATCGGCCTTTATAAAGCACGGGCCATCCAGGGCAAGCTGGAGTTCAAGGCCTTTGAGCTGCCTGCCGGCTGGAGCGCGGAAGGCTGGAACCCCGGAAACTACTACTTCCATATTGCCGGTGAGAAATACTGGGTGGAGCGCGACGGCGAGACGCTGGTTCATTACGCGGGCCAGGACAACCAGCCCTATACGCCCCCTGCCCAGGACGGTCCCGACACCCGGAAGCGGCCTGATTTGGCTAACCAGGTGGGCGTGCCCAACGGAAAGTATCTCAGCGACTACAACCAGTTTGGCTATCACATCCGCTCTGTGCTGGCCAGCGCAGAGAAGGAATAAGTGCGAAAGAGCCGGAGGCCGTGTGGTCTCCGGCTCTTTTGAAAACGAGGAGGATGCGCATGGTACATATCGAAAGAACGCCCCTTGCCGCCATCCGGCGGGCAGAAGTCTATGTGAATACCAACAAAAAGCCGCTGCCTCAGATCGTGGAAGAGAAGAAACCGGACATTGCCATGACTGCGGCATTTTATGACCCGGGAGACTGGGAGCCCGTCTGCCCGGTGAAAGCGGACGGCAAAGTGCTCTTTGCGGACCCGGAGTACAATTACTGGGCCATCGCCTGGAACAGCGGCGCCGACGCGGTGGAAGTCCTGGTTCCGCCCGGCGGAGCCTGTGCCCGGATGAACTATGTGGCAAACTGCCTTCTGGTGCGGGAGGGAAAGCCCCAGCCGAAGCTCTACTATAACGCGGACGTGGGCGGCCGACGGGGCCGGGTGGCCGTGGGACTGACGGACACCACCTGGATCACCTACGGCGCAACAGACGGCTCTTCCGGGTCCATGACGCCGGAGGAATGCCGGGACTATATGGCCCGGCAGGGATGCCGGATTGCCGTCATGATGGACGGCGGCGGAAAAGTAAACTTGTATGTAAAGGCGGCGGGGGTGCTGATGGAGGGGAGAGATCCCAGTCAGACGCTGATCCTGCTGTGGCTGGACGAAGACGAAAAGGAGGAAACACCTGTGAGCGAGAAGAAGACCGTGGTGCTGGACGCCGGACACGATGCCGGGAACCTGGAGAACAAGAGCCCTGACGGAACCTATTATGAGCATGAGTTCTGCCTGGACATGGCAAAGCGGATCCGGGCCAACCTGGAGCGCTGCGGCGTGGAGGTGGTGGAGACCCGGCCGGACGGCAACGCCGTAAGCCTGGCCAAGCGCTGCGCCATTGCAAACGACCTCCCGAAGCTGGATCTGTTTGTGTCGTTGCACTCTAACGCCGCAGGCGGCAGCGGGTGGAGCAATGTCAGGGGATGGAGCTGCTACATCTACGGAGCCGGCGGAGAACGGGAGAAAGCCGCCAAAGAGATCCTGAAGGAAGTCAAAGAGGCCGGAGCGGTCATGCGGACAAATCCCATTGTGTACGATCCGTCGCTCTACGTTCTCAAATACACCAGCGATCCGGCGGTACTGATCGAGCACGGATTCCACACCAACCAGAAGGACGTGGCAAACCTCAAGGACGACGCCTGGAGAGCCGCTGTGGCCGTTGCGGAGGCCCGGGGCATCGTGGCATACTTGGGCCTTGCCTGGGTGCCGGAGGAACCGCAGGAAGCACCGGAGGAACCTGCTGAGCCCACGGAGAGCGAGCTGGCGGAAGCCTGGGTGAAGTCCGCAGGAATCATGGCAGGTTATGCAGACGGGCAAATGCACCTGGACGACCCCGTCACCCGGCGGCAGATGATGCTGGTGGTGTACCGCCTGGCAAAGCTGGCGGGGCTGGCATAACGAATAGAAGGAGCGGGGGGAGCCGCCGGGCGATCCCCGCACCTTCAAAAAGGAGGCGAGACGATGCCGGGAAACATTTTATCGGCAGACAGCAATTTTCCGAACCTGTCTGCGGAGCAATCGGACAGCGAGAAGATCAACGTCATTCAGAACTATCTCTATATGCTGCTGGAGCAGCTGCGCTATACCATGGCGAACCTGGGCGTCGAAAACTTCAACGAAACGGAGCTTGACGGACTGGTCAAAACGATTACGGATCCAGTGTATGCCAAGATTCAAGACGCAGAGAAAAATATAACCTCTATCCAAGCACAAGCTCAGGGCCTGACGGTCCGCGTTCAGGACGCGGAAGGGAATGTGACTGCGCTTCAGCAGCAAGCCCAGGGCCTGACAACACGGGTACAGAACGCAGAGGGTGCTGTTTCCACCCTGACGCAGACTGTAAACGGAATGCGGCTGCAGGTCACAAATGGAGAAAACAAAAGCTCTATCAGCTTGACAGCAAACGGGGCCGTTATCAGCAGTCAGACGATCCGATTTACTGGCATGGTCACGTTTCAGGACCTGGAAGACAGCGGTACAACCATCATCAACGGAGACAACATTACTACGGGGACAATTTCCGCTATGGACATTGACGGATGCTATATTACCGGATCCATTTTCCAAAGCGTGCTCTCCAGCGCCGGCCGGGTAGGCGGGGAAATTGAAATGTGCTACAGATCTGATACCGTCGTAGCCGGAGGGATCCGGCTGGACGACATGGGCGCCGGCACATCCACGGAGCGGAGCCACCGCATGTTCATCTATACCGAGAGCGCATACGGAATTGACTTTGCATTGAAGCTGCAGGCGGCCAGCGGCATGTCCTTGGACGCGGCGGAGAACGTGGCCATCCTGGCCGGAACCGTGGTGACAATCGATGCACCGCGCGTAAACATCATCGGGGACCTCTATGTAAACGGAACGCCGTACACGGCGTGAAAGGAGAAGCCATGTATTTGATTCAGGCAGTCAATGCCTATGCGGCAGTGCTGACCCTTATGGATCAGGAATTGCCGTTTCAGGACGCATACAAAGTGGCACAGCTTAAACGGGAGCTGCAGCCTCATGCAGAGTTTTTTTCCAAAAAGGAAAATGAGCTGGTAAACCGGTACGCGGAGCGGAACGAGAAGGGCGTGGTATGGACCGGGCCTGGCAAATTTCAGCTGCGTGCAGGAACGGAAGCAGAGTACCGTGACAAGCGCCTGGAACTGTGCTCTGTGGAGGTGGAAGACCATCCCCAGCAGATCGAGATCGAAAAACCGGAAAAGATCCGGCCCGTCCACATCGAGGCGCTGGAGGGATTTGTGACATTCAAGGAGGGATGAACTGTGGCAGGTCTGCCGGATATGGTATATTCCGACGGCATTCGCAAAAGCCAGTCTGTGGTTTTCGGAGGATATAACCACACGCTGGCGGCGGGTGACGGCGAGATCTACGATATGCAGAACATGACCAGCGAATTTGCCCCGCTGCTCTCCCCCAGGCGGAGGCGGTATCTGCTGCGGCAGCTGACAAAGCCCAATGGGCTCTATGCCCGGGACGGCCTCTTCTGGGTGGACGGAACCGGATTCTATGCCGACGGAGAGAAAAAGGGAGATGTGGCCGACAGCCGCAAGATTTTTGCCGGCATGGGCCGCTATATCATCATGCTTCCGGATAAGGCAGCCTACGACCGGGAAACCGGAACCGTAGTGCCCATGGAGCGGAGCTGGACCGGAAGCGCCAAGCTGCAGGACGGGACATACTCCGGAGAGACGGCAAAAGGCAACACCATTTATGCCTCCGGGGTGAACTGGGGGGATCTGTTTCGGGTTGGCGACGCGGTGGAGATCAGCGGAGCTGCTGTCCACACCACCAACAACAAGACCATCATCATCCGGGAGATTGACGGGAACAACCTGCGGTTCTATGAGAACAGCTTCACCATCAACTCCGGGGGAGATCAGGAAGCGGAGTTGACCGTGGCCAGGACAATGCCGGATCTGGATTTCATCTGCGAAAACGAAAATCGCCTGTGGGGTTGCAAAGGGGACACCATCTATTCGTCAAAGCTGGGAGATCCCTTCAACTGGAATGTTTTTGACGGACTGGCAACAGACAGCTACGCCGTGGACGTGGGAAGCGCCGGGGACTTTACCGGGTGTGTCAGTTACTTGGGATATCCCTGCTTTTTTAAGGACCAGGCTATCTACAAAGTATACGGGGACAAGCCCTCCAATTACCAGGTCATGAGCAGCGCTTCCCTGGGCGCGGCCCCGGGGAACGAGCGTTCCTTTGCCATTGCAGGAGAGATCCTCTTTTACCTCTCCCGGGTGGGAATCGTCTCATACAGCGGCGGCGTGCCGCAGAGTATCGCGGAGCCTTTCGGGACGCAGAGATTCACGGACGCTGTGGCCGGAAGCGACGGTGTAAACTACTATGTCAGTATGCAGGACCAGGACAAGACCTGGAGTCTCTTCGTTTTCGATACCAGCAAAAGCATGTGGGAGAAAGAGGA